CTGTGACTGGAGTTCAGACGTGTGCTCTTCCGATCTCGTGCGAGGCGGCCCGGTGGTAGCGCTGGAGACGTTCGGTGGCCTTGGCGCGCTTGTCGCCCTCGCCCACGATCGTGTTCAGGTAGTCGTGCAGGTACTCGCCCGCCGACCGGTACTGGACGGCCGCGTCGGACCCGCCGATGGCCGCGCCGGACAGCTTGGCGAGACGCTCCTGGGACTGTTCGTCCAGGGTGGACTCGCGGATGAGGACCTTGACCTGGTCGTCGATCTGGCCGACGCGGTCCTTGGCCCTGGTGATGATCTCCAGTTCGTTGGTGGAGAGGTCGCGGGACTCGGACACCGCAGTGTTGCCCAGGTCCTCTACGAACTTCAGCTTCTGCTCGCGCTCCTCACGGAGCTTGGTGAGCATGACGTCGCTCATGACGTCCCCCGTTCTGTAGTGCGTTGACGTACTCACGCGCTACGACTTGGGGCGTCTGGCGACTGTGGCCCTTAGGAGGGGGCTGGGGTCGCGGCCTGGGGCCGTGGTCTGTCTAACGTGGATGCTACCGCGCGTCGCCCTTGACGATCGTGAGAGTGCCCTCCCTGGACCGCCTCCAGCCATCAGCGGTACGCACGTACATGTCCCATGAGTAGGCCCCGGCCCATCCGTCCATGCCGGCCGTCTCGTCCGCGTCGAGGACGAGGGTCACGGACAGGCCGTCCGCCGCGACCGTGGCAGGGATGTCCACCCGCTGCCCCCCGTCGTCGAGCGGGTTCACCTGGGGGTCGGTCGGGTAGTACGTGAAGGCCGCCACCGCCTCCAGGACCGTGACGGGCGCGGCGGTCATGACCCGGTCGAGACGGTTGAGCGTGAACGACGGATTGTCATGCAAGCCCCAACCGAACCGGATGGTCGTGCGGTCGGCCCTGGTGGTCACGTCGTAGACAACGGTCGGCACGCCGTACACGTACAGGTACGACCCTGGCGTGACGTCCTCGGCGGCCACGGCCACGTCCGGTTCGTAGTCCACGACGGTGGTCGAGAAGTCGGCCCCGGACTCGATGAACAGGTCGAGGCGGGCCGCCCTCACCACTGCCCCCTCAGGCGCGCCAGGTCGGCCCGTACCGCGTCCAGGTTGGGTGTGGCCACCATCAGGACACCCTCGTCGTCCTCGTCGTCCTGGTGGCCGTCTGAGCGGTCCCGCACCGCCAGGACCTTGGCCCCCGAGTAGGCCGGGTCGGGGGTGATGCCCACGCGACGGACCCGCACGTTGTCCCGCACGATCACCCCGTCCGCGTCGACCTTCTCCCGCCCCCTGGGCTCGAACTCCAGCGACAGTCCCTTGTGCGTGTTCTCGATCATCTCGCGGGCCTTGTTGGCGTCCGGCTCGTACAGGCGGAAGGTGGCGTACGCCCCGTCCGGCCTGTCCTTCAGCTCCCGGCCGTACCCCAGCGTGTTGTGGAACCCGTCGTCGTGCTGGTAGCTCAGGCCCACCTGTGACCACGCGCCGGGGCGGGCCTGGCGTCCGAACGCGCCGGGCACGAACCGCTCCTTCTTCATCTGCCCGTCCCACGGGTCGTAGAACTCGATCGTCTCCCCGTAGGGGACGATGCGGCCCATCACGGTGCGGCCGTCGCCCTCTACGTCGAAGTCCCGCACCTCGAACCTCTGCGGGAACTGTCGCATGTAGACATTCACCTGGAATCACACCCCTTCGTTGCGGACGGTCTCGACGGCCGTGTCTGCGTTCTGAGGCTCGGGCGGAAGGTGCTCCATGATCCGCGCCTCCTGCGTGGTGATGACACCCGCGTTGATCAGCGTGGCGTAGATGTTGGCACGCTCCGAAATGGACGGTTCGGTGATCTGCTCACTGGCGAACCGCAGGTATTCGCCACGGGGCAGCGCCCACCCGCTGAACGCGCACGCCAGGTTGTAGGCGATCGGGCGCAGCGTGGCGCGCCAGAAGTAGTCGAACGTGTCCTCCACCGTGGAGTACGTGAGGCCGTCGTTGACGGGCAGGCCCACCAGCCACAGGGGCACCCCGAAACACGAGGCGATCCGCTGCTCGTCGAACATGCGCAGGTCGAGCAGGCCGATCTCACGGGGCTTCAAGTTCAGGGGCGTGTACGTGAGCCCTCCACTGAGGACGGCCGGGAGCACCCCCCGCGACATGGCCGCCTCAGCCCAGGACGCCTTGAGCGCATCGGCCTGGATCTTGGTCAGCTTCACCTCGGACTGGAGCACGGCCGTGGGGATCCCGTTGGACACGGCCAGGGCGGTGCCCCACGACTGCATGGCGTCCGCGCCCATCAGGTTGCGCCAGCACGCCTCCAGCGGCCCCACCCCGCGCACCTCGCCGGGCCACGTCTGGTACCGCACGTGCAGGATCTCCGACCGTGGAATGTCGACACCACCGATCGCGTACGTGGGCAGGCCGCCCGGACCCGCGTCGATCTCGACCATGTCCGGGTTGAGCACCACCCACCGGGCCACCATGTCGTCCGGGTAGCGGGCAGTCGGCGCGATCAGCGCCTCCCCGCGTAGCAGGAGCGAGTTCACGGCCGCCTGCATGGCCTCCACGATCGAGGTGTAGATCAGCGGCTCGGGATTCTCCGTCCACGGTGGAGGCACGATCGGGGCCCCGTTGGCGAGCACCTTCAGCGACATCGTGGCGAGGGTGCGGGAGACCAGGTCGGTGCAGGCGAACACGGTCGATATCCGGCCGGTGAGCATCGCCCCGCCCATGAACTGCCCGCCGAACGGGGTGGGTGCCGCCCCGGTCGGGTACGGGCCCAACGGTCCGCCGGGGTAGCCGCCCCCGCCCGTGAACGCCTTCCCCGTGTCGTAGTAGGGGGGCGTCCAGGTCGACGGGTAGCCGGGCCACCGGGAGGCGGTGGGGAAGCCCTGATCGTCGGGCTGGGGGGCCCCGGTGGGGTCGCCCGGTACGAAGTCGCCCGCCCGGCCCACCTCGATCACTGTGTCGGGGCCACGCGACGAGCCGACGAACCAGCGCGGCCCACCGCCCCACCACTTCCCCCCGCCGGGCCCCACGTTGCGGCCCGTCTGCTGCGGGTCGATCGCCACGGACGGGGACATGCGATTAGGGGCGATGGTGGCCCCCGTGGTGCGTTGACGACGCCAGAACGCCATACCGACCCTCCCTAGTAGACAGCGACCGCGGATCCGCCCTGCTCGTGCTCGTGCGCCCACAGGGCGGCCGTCGCGGCGATCAGGTGTGTGGGAGGGGTTGCCACCTTGCGCGACCACACCCAGGCGTTACCGACCGGGGCGGCCGTCGCGTTGACCGCGTCCCCGACCAGTCCAGGCGACCGTCCAAACGCGACGGTGCGGTCGGTGACGCGCTGGGCCAGGTTGGCGCAGGCTGAGGGGTAGTCCGCGTACCGCATCGGGGCCCCACGGACGTCGTGGTCACGTTCGGCCCGGTCCATCAGGTCGACCAGCCCACCGCGCGCGTCGTAGGCGACACCACCCAGTCCGTAGCGGGCCTCCAGCTCCCCGAGCATGTCGGGCAGCCATCCCGCGCCGGGACGGGCCGCCACCTCCACCAGGACCGGTCGCCCGTCGTCACCGTCGAAACAGGCCACGATCGCCGCGCCTGAGCGGTCCCAGGCCGCGTCCACGCCCCACGACACGGCCCGTCCGTCCACAGGGGGCGGGGGCGGGTCGACGGTCAGGTCGTTGACGGTCTCCTCGTTGAGGACGGTGTCGACGACCGTCTCCGACCACACGCCGAGGCGCTCCCGCAGGAACGCCCGCCTCGACATCGACTCGTACTCGCGGGCGATCGTGTCGGGGAAGATCCGCCTGCCGTAGGCGGGATTGACCGCCGCGTGGACGAACGGGTCGGCCGGATCGTCCACGGTGGAGGCGTGCCACTCCCAGTACGCCAGGTTGGGGGTGGTGGGCTGGTGGCCACGCTGGCGCAGGCCGAGGAGCACCTCGGCGTCGTACGTGCCGGCCGACGACAGGTACCAGACCTGGGGGTTGGGTCGGGCCGCCAGCGAGGGCACCAGGGCGGCCATGACGTCCGGGGAGAGGGCGAACGCCTCATCGAGGAGGAGACAGTCGGGGCTGAAGCCACGTCCGGAGGTGCGGGTGCGGGCGATCATCTTGAACCGCGCGCCGTTGGTGAACTCGACGACCTCCCCGCCCGCCATCATCCTTATGCGACGGACGTGGGGTGCGATGGCGTCGGACTCGCACGCCTCCCGCATGAGTCGCCACGTCTCCTGGGCGGTGCGGTACTCGTGCGCGGAGTACACGATGAGGCGTTCCCCGTACAGCAGGGCACCCGCGAGGGCCCTGGCGACGGTCAGGTAGCTCTTGCCGTTCTGGCGGGGGACCATCACCACGACCTCGAACGCTGACCACCGGTCACCCGTGGTGCGGGACGCGTCGGTGAGCAGATCCGCCTGCCACGGGTCGAGGGGGAGCCCGGCGAGGTGGGCCAGGTCCACGGCGTCCCGGTCGGCCCGTCCCCGTGGCACGAGGCGGGTGGTGGCCCGCTGGGAGCCCTCCGGGGCCCTCTCAGCGCACCCGACGCTCATGGCGCGCCTTCCGCCGGGCCAGCAGCTCGTCCACGCCCCGCGCCGTCCCGTCAGGATCGACGTGGACGGGCGTACCGGCCTGGGCCCGTGCCGCACGTAGTGCCGCGTTGTCGAGGGCCTCCAGGGCGTTGACGGTGGCCAGGAAGGACCGGACGAGGGGGAGACGGTCCCTGGCGGTCGTGGAAGCGTCGATCTCGCCCGCCAGGCGCTCGGCCAGGGCGACCAGCGCGTCACGCCGGGACTCGTCCAGGGCGGCCCGCAGCGTGGTCACCACGAGGGGGCCCGGTACGTGTCGGGGACGGGACCGTCACCTCGGGCCGAGTTGCACGACCGGTGGGCGGGGCGGCCGTTGGCCACGTCCCAGCGGGCCTCGGGGGCCTGGGAGACGGGTCGGAGGTGGTCGACGGTGTCGGATCCGGGGCGACCGCACAGGTGGCACGTGGTGCCGTACGCGGCGAACACGGCCGCGTTGTAGCGCTTGACGTTGGCCCCGTTGACGGGGCGACCACCTGGTGCTGCCGTCCGTCCCATGAGGACGATCGTAGTCCGAATAGGACTCGCGAACGGCGCTCAGGTGCAGGTCAGCGGGCCTCTGGAGGCTCATCTCCCCGCTGGAGGGCGGTCACGATCTGGTCGTGGGCGGCCAGGGCCTCGTGGCGGTTGCGGTGCCTCCACTGGTAGTTGTCGAACGGGCCACCGAAGATCATGGTCTCGTAGAGGACCGGCGGTCCGGTCATGAACGCGTGGTCGAGACTGAGGAACACGGTGGACACAAGAGCGCCCTTGACGTCTGTTTTCGCCACCACACGATCGTGCGTCTCGTACCAGCGCGCCCACGTCACCACGTCATCGACGGGAACCGGGTCGCCCTCGTCGTCCAGGATGTACCAGTAGCGGTTCACGTCGAGTAGCGCGCCCACAACTCGCTGAACCCCACGATCAGTTCCCGATGCCCAGGCGAGTCGATATGAGCGCTGAGTTCATCACGTGCCGCGATCGGCGCGCCCGTGAACCCGCGCCACCCGCACAGGAAGCACATGGCCCGGTACCCGTCGTCCTCCACGTACCGGACGACTCCCCAGAGGGGTTGCTGGGCGAACGGACCGCCCATCAGCACCCCCTGACGGCTATGTAGAGCGCCCAGGTGGTCAGCAGCACCATGCAGATCGTCGACAGGGCGACGAGGCGCAGGATCATACGCACCGCGCGGTCCACCTCGGACGGGTCGACGTCGTTCAACATTCACGCTCCACTATGGAATGGCGCCGTTGGGGTCGGACGATTTCTCAGATCGGAAGAGCACACGTCTGAACTCCAGTCAC